TAGGATGGCTGAGAACAAGACACTTAACTTTGATTGCTGCAAGTTTTCCACTATCAATGAGCTCCTTTGTATCAATGATCTTATGTGTAGGACCAAACAGTCCAGTCAGCACAAGCTCGTTGACTACACTACCATCCAACGTTCCTGTCATACCGAAACGATACTTCACGTTGATTGCGTTTGTCATGATCTTAGTGAGCGACTGCGCTTTGAACAGATGCGCTTCGTCACCAATGATCACATCAAACATATCGAAGTATGACTTAGGGAGTTCGTAGACTGACTGCCACGTTGAAATTATGACTGGTTTGTCTGCGTGTTTATCTTTTCCCGCAAAGACTCCGTGGATTCCAGCATCCACATCAAACCCATAATCAGCAAAATCAGAAGTGAGCTGATGCACAAGAGAAATGTTCGGAACAAGAATAAGAATGCGACTTTGATACGTTTCAATGTAGAACCTTGCGATCAAGTATGCAATCAGTGATTTACCACTTGCAGTAGGAGAAATAAGAATACCGCGAGCATGACGTATAGCAAGGGCGAATGCACGAAGCTGGTGATCATGCGGAACAAACGGCAGAGAAAGGGAATCAGAGAACTCTTTTGCTTCTGCAAGGGAAAACTCCTCAGTCATAGTCAGTTCTGGATCAACGTCTAATGTGTATCCACGTTCTTCGCAGAAGTTCTGTATCTCGTTCACGAGACCAGCATAGACTTGCATATTGCGTGAGTTAAGCAAGCGGATCTTACCGTCCCACACACGCGACTTATATTTCGGTGAGAACTTAGCTCCTGGCACTTCGAACGTCAAATGTTCAGAAAGCTCGCGCGCGATACCCATATCGCCTTCAACGCGAAGCATAGCTTCATTGACTTTCACGAGTGTTAGATCAGAAGCCATTCGTAAACTTTCTCCACTCAATAGCGGACTTGATGTCATAACCTCGCTTGTGAATGCACTTCATAATCTCGACGATTACTTCTACCTTTTCTTCAAGCAGAGCTATACGTTCGTCCATACGAACTAAGTCGCCATCAGCGTCGATATATCCCTGCACTTCGTTCTTAAGAACTTTGTTCAGGAATGGAGCACGCCCAATGCGTTCTAGATCTTCTGGATTGTTAAGATTACCAAGATAGTAGTCGCGAAGCGTGCTATAGTGCGCTTTTTTCTTAATCATAGCCGAACGCAATTGACTGCGCGTTTCGCTCAGTAGGCGATTATACTTGGCGTGGAGGGAAGAGATGTTGAGGGATTCTTTATCCAAGTTGAGGTCGTCATACTTGGCGTCTTTATCCCACATTTCGTAGATATCGTCTAGTTTCATGTTGATATAGTATCACATTATAGGCCAGTTGTCAAGACTAAAATTGTTCTTGACGAATAGATCAATCTTCGATATAATAAGTCATGTAAGACGGGTCAATTACTCATCGACTTGATACTTACGATAACGGAAAGTAACCGTGGCTTCAAGATACTCAACGGTAGTTACTGTTGAATTGAACGATAGTTCTGTAAGCCCAATAGGAAAACACTCTTGAAAGAAAATGTTTCTGTTTACGTTTTTCGCGCTCGTAAGAACTGAAAGAACGCCATCAGATACATAAGTCGTGTAATAGCCAAGCTGTCTTGAACCAGCCATTTGTCCACGATTGATATCTTCAGATAACGCACGAGTCTGCCCTAAACTATCAGGATGTCCTAGTCCTTCAATCCATTTCTGAATCTCGAAGTAGTTCTTCAGATCTTCGTCAACCTTAAATGTGAGGACAAGAGGCTCGTAGGTAATACGATCGCCAGGACGCTGAATAGTCGCAAAGGGAGTTGGCATATCAGCAGTCCCTAATGAAACTGCAGGAATCGAAACGCTTTGGCAGAAGTAGTTAACTCCAGGCAAACGCTTAATCGCAAATCGAAAACCGTTTTGCCCTAAGAAGTTGATATTAGATGGTTGGTTATCTACTGCGCTCATATCACTATTTAGTCAATAAAAAAAGGGGGATCCGAAGACCCCCCAGTTTGCGGTTTGAACCCGTCTTGTTATCCTCTCCCACATGGAGAGTTTCGATTACATCAGGTTTGAAACCTTGACGAAACGATAGTAGACGTTGTAACCCTTGGTGTTTGGAGCACCGATTGCGCCGTCGGCTGAAGATGTTGCGAATGGGTTGGCTACCATACCGTAACGTGTCTTGAAGCCGATCTTTGGCTGGAATGTATCCTGACCAACAGCACGAACCATCTGCAGAGGAACGTATGGGCAATAGAACAGACCGGCGTCGAATGCAGAAGCACCCTTATAACCGAGAGTGAAATACTGCTGACCAGCAGATGAAGCGAAGTATGGGTCGATGTAGACCTTGATACGTCCGTTCAGAACACCAGCGAAGGTGTTGCCTGTGTCATCTACGTTCAGGTTGTTAGCAAGAGCTGGAGTGTAGTCCAGAACGCCTGCCATCTGGAGAGCTGATGCAACGTCTGAACCGCAGATCAGGACGTTACCCTTACCACGACGAGTTGCCTTAGCAATCTGGTTAGCTTCGCGTTCGATCTGGAACAGAAGACCCTTGAACTTTTCAACCATCCAACGACCGTTTGAGTCAACGTCAAGGTTAAACGTACCAGCAGTTGTTACGTTTTCCTGAGCGCCAGCAGAAGCTGTGTAGTTGATTGTACGAACAACTTCACGGTTGATTTCCGAAAGGATTTCAGCAGCGAGGATGTTTGAGAGTTCTGTTTCAGCGTCAAGACCATGAATAGCCTTAAGGTCCTGAGCCAGTTCCATTGTGTATTCGGCCTTGAGAGCGCGAGACACAGCAGTAACAGCAACCTTCTCGATTGAGAATGCCATTTCCTGGAAGTGGTTAGTACCTGTTGAGTCGCCGAGACGTTCAGCCTGTGCACGTGTCATACCTGTTGAAACAGTGTACGAACCGCTTGTAGCAGCTGAAGCGCGGAGAGTTGGATCGTTAGCTTCCTGAACACGACCTGTTGAAGTGTTACCAACAACGAGACGTGATGCAGTGTTACCAGCAGCAGAACCAGAGAATGTAGTATTAGCTTCGTTGAAGAGAGCTTCTGTACCACTCTGTGTGCTGTAACGTGAACGCATTGCGAAGATCAGGCCAGTTGGACCTGTCATTGGCTGAACGCCGCAGATATCGTATGCGATCAGGTTAGGCATCGAACGACGAACCAGAGAGATAAGCACTGGATCGAATGTGTCGATTGAACCGTCAGAAGCTGTTGAAGAAGATGAACCCATGGCGTTAGTTGGTGCAGCTTCGCCGAGAAGCGTTGGTGCACGATAACCACCAGAGCCAAATCCGTCTTCACGAGCTGACTTCTCCTGGTTTTCCAGAAGCTGAGCAACTACTGAGCGGCGGTGTGCGTCCTTAATGGGAGCCAGATCAGGATGTTCCAGGACTGGCTGCCACTTGGTCTGAACTGCTTCATTCAGAGACTTCATTTTGTTTTTCTCCTAATTATTGTTACTTTTTGATGCCGCGTGAAATAGCGGACATATAAGCAGCCATCTCAACTGGAACCTGCTTTTCAGCGCCTTCTTCAAGGTCGCCCACTGGTTCCTCATCGAAAGATACAGATTCTGACAACTGGCTGGCCTTGCCTGTTGTAGGGAAGTAACTTTCACGAAGTGTAGCAATCTTGTTCTGATACGTCTTAACGTCTTCGAACTCGACTGCTTCAGAAAGTGACTGCAGCTTTGCAACCTGCGTGTCTGTCAGGCCTTCTGAAACTTGTGCGAATACTGCTGAACGCTCGAATTCGCGAATCTTAGCTGTAAGCTCAACATTCTTTTCGATTTCTTCGTTGATTGCTGACTCAAGAGCTTCAACCTTATCGGCAAGTTCTTCAGCAACTTCAACTGCTTCATCAGGAATGTCGATGTAGTGTGATTCAAACAGACCCTTGAGACCAGACATAAAGGACTCAACGATTTCTGCCTTAAGACCACGCTCAATAGCAACAGAGTTAGCTTCCATCCACTGCTCAACAACGTAATCGAGATAAGTGTCGATACGTTCTACGAGCTCTTCAGAGATAGTAGCAGTTTCTTCTGTTAGGGAATCTTCGAAGTTTGATTCAACAACTTCAAGCTGTTCATTAATCT